AATCAAACTCATATGAAAGGATCAATCTAATGAGTGAATACAGAAACAGAACAACAGGTGTCGTAAAGACCCAAGGGCAGTGGCGACAAGAGTTCGCCAACATGTCCCTACCTCGTGTATGGAAAGCAGCAACCCTAGACGCACTAGACCTAGACCCAGTGCTAAAGTCACCTGCGGCTACCACCACAGCATATCAAACGTCTGTGCGTGATGGTGTTGTCCAAGATGCTAACGGCAACTGGGTGGAGAACTACGTTGCCCGTGACATGTTCCAAGACACCACAGAGGATGGCGTTACGACAACCAAGGCAGAGCATGAGGCTGCGTATCAGGCTACGCTAGACGCTAAGACTGCGGAAGGTCATCGCACCACACGCAATAAGCTATTGGCTGACAGCGATTGGACGCAGATGAATGACAGCCCTTTGACGAATGAAGTTAAGACAGCATGGGCAACCTATCGCCAAGAGCTACGCGATCTTTCAGACCTAGATGCGTGGCCTAACTTAGATGATGATGATTGGCCTGTAGCACCATAAGAGGAAGAAGATGGACAAACGTACTGTTGCATCAGCGCATGAGCGCATAGACGGACTGGAAAAGGAAGTGATTGAGGTTAAGACCGAGGTCAGAATACAGTTCAAGGAAGTCTTTACGCGGATCAAGCGGATTGAAAGCCTGTTAATTGGTGCGGCAGGTACAATCATTGCGATGCTCGTTGCGGTCTTAATGAAAATGGGCTGATGCTCTTTGTGCTGACCTACATACTTTATGTGTGGGTCAACACTCCAAGCGGTGCAATGCCAATGGCGCTATGCGTTTATAAATCCCCAGAAATAGAGTATACTTATCTTGTATTGCGGCCTGCATGGATCGGCTGCGCAGAGTATGGGAATTTGTAATGGCTATTCTGGAAAGCATTGCGGCAGCTAACGCGGCTTACAGTGTGATAAAAACTGCGCTGGGCAACGGCAAGGAAACTGCGGGGCTGATAGGCGCAGTCGGCAAATTCCTATCAGCAGAAGAAGATGTAAAGGAAGCAGTCCAGCGTAAGAAGAACAGCCCGCTGACAGCCATAACAGGTGGCTCCGAAGGAGAGTGGGAAGAGTTTCAGCATTTGGAAATGTTGCGCCAGAAAAGAGCTGAGTTGGAAAGTTATTGCCGACTGTACGCTCCGCCAGGCACTTGGGATCGCTGGCAGCAGTGGCAGATGGAAGCTCGTAAGCAGCGGCAGGCAGCCAAGAAGGCAGCACAAGCAGCACATGAAAAGAAGATGGAGCAGATCCAGATTGCGGCAGGCGTACTGTTGGCAATCACCGGGGTTGTTCTGGCGATCTATTACTTAGGTGTCTACATGGGAAAGTGGTAAAGTATACAGTTTTGGACAAAGACGGAAAAGTGGTTATAATCACCAGCAATAAACGAATAGCGGAGCATTACGATGGCAAGAACCTTCGTTGACGATTGGAAGATTATCCCCCGGCTGATGATGCTGGCGGTTACGATCCTGACATATCAATCTGTACACTGGTATATGTCACTGCCCGATCCGACAAACGGTCAGGCAGGCTTGGTTTCTGTTTGCATGGGCGCACTCACAGGCTGCTTCGGCATCTGGATGAATGGGGAGCAGAAGAAATGATCGGCGGTATTGTACAAGCGTTGAGCGGATTGGCGACATCATACATTGATGGCAAGACAGCAATCCAGAAAGCCAACGCAGAGATTAAGTTAAAGCAGGCAACTGGCGAAATAGATTGGGAGCAAGCTGCAATTGAGGCCAGCAAAGACAGTTGGAAAGACGAGCTGTGGACAATTGTGTTCGTCATCATACTGGTTGCCAACTTCATTCCAGCCATGCAAGACACAATGGCACAAGGGTTTGCTAACTTGGAGACAACACCACTATGGGTACAATGGGGAATGTACGCTTCAATAGCGGCCTCGTTTGGAATACGCACGATGAGGGGATTAAAGAAATGAGCGAAGCAATGAAATGCTTACAGGCAAAATGCGGTGCCACACCTGACGGCGCATTTGGCCCCAACACTGCCCGAGCAATCGCAAAGCACTACGATCTAACGCCGCTGCGGGCAGCCCACATTCTCGGGCAATCATCGCACGAAAGCGCGGGGTTTCGGCGTACCAAAGAAAGCCTGTACTATAGCACGCCAGAGCGCATACAGGAGGTTTGGCCTTCGCGCTTCCCGACAGTCGAGGATGCTGTGCCATACGCTAAGAACCCGACAGGTCTGGCAGGCAAGGTCTACGCTGGGCGCATGGGCAATGCGACAGAGCAAGAAGCGGCAAAATTTTTGGGCAGAGGATTTTTACAGCTCACCGGGCATGACAACTATAAAGCATTTGCCAAAGACATGCGGCTGATTGAGGTGCTGCAAGATCCTTCGCTTGTTGAGAATGAGTATGCATTTGAAACAGCAATGTGGTACTTTGATAAAAACAAATTGTGGGACATTGCCGACGAGGGCATTGATGTCGGCACAATTGAAAAGATAACTCGCCGCGTTAATGGCGGCACACATGGTCTGTATGATCGGATCGAACAAACGCAAAAGATACATGGGTGGCTAAATGGCTGAAGGACTATACGCAAACATCCACGCAAAGCGTAAGCGCATTGCGGCGGGAAGCGGCGAAAAGATGCGCAAGGTTGGAAGTAAAGGTGCGCCGACTGCCGAGGCGTTTAAAGCTGCTGCTAAAACAGCAAAGAAGCCGAAAAAGAAATCAATGATGAATAAGAAGAAAAACTGATGGGATACTTTCACGAAGATGTAGACAGCCCGCACGCGCTGTTAGAGATTGCATCAGAGCGCATGCCAGAGCTGGTGCCGCAGAACATCTTTGGCTACGTTCCTGCACTTGGCACCACCTTCCAGACAGCGTGGAACGGCACAGGCACATATGCCTTCCCAAGCAGCGCAGTGCAGATGGATGTCGTATCAACAAGCGCGTCCGATACAATGGCGATTGTCATTGCTGGATTGGATGCTGATTATGCTGAGGTTGCTGAGATCATCACAGTCACTGGCACTACGCCTGTCACAACTACCAATTCATTCTATCGGATCAACAGCGCGACAATCTTGGCAGGCAGCAACGTGGGTGACATTACTCTGTCAAACGGCGGGACTGTATATGGTTTTATCGGCGCAGGGATCGGCACAACGCAGGCATGTTTGTTTACTACGCCTGCCAAACACTCTCTGTATATCTTTCGTATCTCGCTCACCTCTGGAACAGTGAACCCAAACAAATACATCAGCTATCGCAACCGAGTGGACAGTTTCAGTGGGCGCATACTGCGCGTGGCTAATTCCACATTCCAATCTGACATGCAGACATTTGATCGGCAGATACCGTTTCGTATTGCGCCAAAATCAGACTTTCAGTTTGAGGCAAAGTCATCTTCTGGTACAAATGAATTATCAATCTTTGTTGAAGCACTATTAATGAGGGACAAATATGCCTAAGAAAAAAGGTAAGAAGAAATCAATGATGGGTGGAGGCTACGGAAAGTAATGCCTGGCACAATGAAAGAAAAGCGCAAGTCACTGATGAACAAGTACAACGCGCTTGAGATGGAATATGAAAAGCTGATGGACAACATCCCCAAGGGCGGGCTGTCCAAGAAGGATGACGACAGGCGGCGTGAGCTGCAACTGATGCTGCGTCAGCTCGGATCTGACTTGGGTCAGATGGAACCAGCAGACAAGCAGTTCCCCTAGTCAATATCCATAGCGTCAGATCCGCGTTGGATGATGTCGTTGTGCATATTGAAGCAAGCTTTCTGTAACGCAATGTAAGCCCGCACTAGGGCTTCTTGCTCTTTGTCTCCACGCATCCAACGATCCTGCGGCAAGCCGCGCTCGGCACGTTCAACGATCTTGTTGGCGATTACAAAATACTCTGGTAGATCACTCATCTTTTTCTCCCTCTCTTTCAGTCCAATGATAGATGCGATGGCAGTTGGCGCAAAGCGGAATGCATTTGTCGGCCTCTTCATATGCTTTCTTGAAGCTCCCCCGCTGTATTAACTTGCTGACCTTTGTATCCCCAGACGTTTCGGGGTGATGGAAGTCTATAATAGCAGGGTGTTTTGCTCCACAAAAAAAGCAGGACAAGCCTGCTTTGTATTCGCTAAACTTTTGCCTCTCTCGTTTCTTTCGCAGGCTTGTCCGCGCAATTGTCTTCTCACGGTTTCGCTTGTACCACGCCGCGCCATACTTTTTATTATGCTCTGCTCGTTTCCCCTTGTCCTTGTATGGCAAGGGCGGCTCCT